CAGCAGGATTTTCAGTCCTAGTACACTTAGCAACATAACTGGTTTTCGCTTCTTTATAGTCTGGTCTATCTTTAGGGTTAGCCGCCCATGCCAGTCTTGCTTCTTCGCCTATTTTGCCTTCATAGGGACAGGGTGTACCCGCCATAAACATAGCACTAAATACTCTTACATCTTGGCACATAATAGCAACTGCTGCTACTTTCATTCCCATATCGTATAAATACTTTCCTAATTTTAATCGTTCACAGTTTGTGTCTCTAACTGTTCTGCCAGCAGATAAACCAAATACTTGTCCCTGGAACGCACCTGATCGCCCAACCGTACAAAGATCTTGGCTATAGCTCATTATAGAAGGAGCAATCGCGGAAGCAGGCGGAGCTTTGGTTGTAATGTTTTGATTAATCGTTTGTTCCGATTTCGACTCATTAATGTTTCTGTTCGTATTGTCAGAAGTGCTGTTGTTTTCGTTAACATTTTTGTTATTGGTCTGCACATTTGAGTTTGAGTTCGACTCGTTTTTATTTACGTTTGTGTTGTTAGAAGTCGACGTGTTGTTATTGTTATTTGTATTGGTATTGGTGTTGGTACTTGTCGACGTGTTGTTATTGTTATTTGTATTATTTGACGTGCTAGTGTTTGTATTTGTATTGTTGTTATTGTTGGTATTGTTATTTGTACTTGTCGACGTGCTTGTATTTGTGTTGTTGTTCGTGTTGTTCGACGTGTTGTTGTTTGTGTTCGTGTTAGTGCTTGTTGTAGTGTTGTTGTTCGTGTTCGTTGCTGTTGATGTCGAAGTATTGTTGTTTGTATTTGTATTTGTTCCAGTTGATGTCGAATTATTGGTGTTTGTATTGTTGTTTGTATTTGTATTTGTTCCAGTTGATGTCGAAGTATTGGTGTTCGTGTTGTTATTTGTATTATTGTTGGTGTTCGTATTCGTATTCGTTGCAGTAGTTGTGTTGGTGTTATTATTTGTGTTCGTGTTGGTGTTGGTGTTCGTGTTCGTGTTCGTGTTTGTGTTGGTATTCGTATTTGTTGTAGTCGTAGCCGATGTAGTGGTCATCGAATTTTGTTCACAATACTGAGAACCCGCCGTGCAATCACCAGTTTGATCTGCGTAAGAAGGTTGCGTCAAACCTGCTAGAAATAAAAAAGGAATGTATTTAATATATCTAATCAATGCAATACTCTATCTATACTGATTTCTGAAGGTTCTAAAACATAGACATCTAACATACCAACAACGATCAGGTTATAAACTTGAGCTTCTTCTTCCGCTTCTTCAAAAGAATCCGCTGCGATAACAGGACCCTCAAGTATTTCTTTTCCTATTTTGTATTCAGTTAAAAATATTTTCATTTTTTATCCTTATGTGAATTCGTATAGAGTCCAAACCAAGCTGCGCCTGCACCTACAACAATCGAAATTAAACCTGATTGTTCAAAACTCGGCTCTGGTATATCCATAAACCAAAAAGTTGTGTAATAAAGCAAATACATATACACCGCTAAAAAAGCTCTGGGTATTATTCTCCATGCATCTATAGCTTGTGCAACAAAAATGAACTTTTGATAAGGGTTATCATTCTTTTTATCTTCAAGTTCTCTTATTTTATCTTTAAGTGAAGCATTCTCTTGAAGCATCTCCATGAACTTGGATAAGTCCATTTCAACTTCATTACGAGACATGTCTCCACCAAATCTACTGCTTGGGTAATGTTCTTCGTCACTCATAACTATTCCTTTTTTACCTTATCAGGATCAAATAAACCTTTAGAGATTAAAGTTTGTCTGTTTATATTATGTTCTTCTTCTATTTCTTTTTTATTTTGACCTTCGTATTTTACTGCTAAATGATCATCAACCATCATTAAGTTTATGTTTTTATCGCCAACATACATTTCGCCCAATACTCTACCAAACTTACCTTTTTTGTCTTTATGAGTTTTTATAACAACTTGTCCTTTTTCTAACTCATCTATCAAATACTGTTTACTCATTAGTCCTCTAACTTTTTCGTCTTTATCCCTGGTCCTAGACTCAGGAGTATCAATACCGTATAAACGAACTCGACTTTTATAAAAAATATCAAACCCTAAATCAATAATTACGTCAACAGTATCGCCGTCAACCACTCTTTTAATTTCACAGTTATATTCGTACATTTAACATTTCCACCTTGCTCTCGCTGCTTTGCCTCGTTTACCTGTCCAACCTTTTGACCGAGCGCAAAAAGACTTACGTCGTTTTGCGGCTTTACTGCCTTTTTTAACTTTGCCTGTAACAGGGGCTTTTAAATTACTTTTATTTTTCTTATTATATCTTTTTCTACCTTTAGCGGTCATTCCCGCACCAGACTTAGTTGAACGATAATTAGCGTTTTTACCTTTAGTCGTTCTTCTTATCGGTTTAGTCTTTTTACGCTTTTTTGCTGCCATGTGTTTTTTGAACATCAAAATTTGCATAAAGACTTGCGCCCTTATGTGGTTTATATTTACCCGTATGTTTCATCAACTTAGGGGATCCTCTTTTTTGTTTCATCCAATGAAACCCTTTTGGTGCTTTTACTTTCATTTCTTTTTCTTTTTAGGAAAACCAGCTTTCATGTTTCTATACGCTTTTTTAGATATTGTAGATTTACTTTTAGGTCTACTAATACCCTTCTTTTTTCTGGCATTTATATTAGCGTATAGTCCTTTTCTCTTCGACATTTTATCTCCTTATAAAGATATTACGGTTGCTCCATTGGTTGAAACCGTAAGTGTTCCAACTTCCCCAGAAGCCTGAAGTCCTTCTTCTGAACCTGTATAAATATCTACCCATTTCGATCCTGTCCATAGTTGTAACTGACTTGTGGATAAGTTCCAAATTAAATCGCCAGCATTAAATTTATTTTCGTTTCTTTGTGTTTCATTAACATTTAAAGTCGCATCTACATCTTTCGTATTTAAACTAAGTTCTAAGACTCTAACTAAACGATTAAATATTTCTGGAGAAATTTCTCCGTAAGCTACAGGAAGTTTCGTTTCTAATAGTCTAGCCACTAGCGCATACCATCGGGTTTAATATCTAAGCGCATCGCGCCTACCCTAAAACTCATACCTGTTTTTGTTGTATCATCGTCGTTAGATTGTATTCGCAACACCGCTTGTCGTCCTCTTACTCGAGTATCTATTTTAGTTGTGTTAGACGTGCAAGAACTTGTTGTTGCTGTTGTTAAATCTTCTCCAGGATAATTTCGTTTCTTCAAAACAACCTCTGCAGTTTGACCAGTGCTTCCAGTATTTGCCGTTCCTGTAAACTTAATGTCAGGTATTATTTTACTTATAAACTGAAAATTTTCTCCTGCAGGATCAATATCAAAATCACTAGATTCAATAAATACGTCAGTCATTGCAGAGCCGTCTGCATCGTTTCCTGTTTCATGATCGTATAAGTAACCAACATCGGAACTAGAATAAGTTGCTTTTGGTACTGAAAAAATACCTTCATCTAACCAACAGGTTCTTGTAAGGTTTCCTATAACCCATGTTCCTTCTTCATAATTATAAACAACATAGCGGTCTAATACCGTGCTGTCTTCTGAACAATAAAACCAACCGACCTCATCAAAAGCCTTATTTAAAAAACCAAAAATTTGATAATTTTGTGTTTGATTTAAATCACTAAACACATAAGCGTCCACACTACAAGGAAGCTGTTGGATGTTTCCGCCGTAGTTATAAAAACCTTTTTTATCCATCCAAAACACACCTTTTGGTGAATTTATCATCGCATTTGGTCCAACTAACCCAACCCCTTCATTAACTAAATTAACACTAAAAGTAAACGGTTGACCTACAAAACTCATAGCGTATAGAGAAGTATCGGTCCAAACTAAAGTTTCTTGTCTAGCTCGAACAGCCCCAACGATAGCTGAACCCGCTGAAAGTCTAAAAGAACCTGCAGTATTGGTTCCTTTGGGCTCCCATTCGGTAATGTTCTCTTGGTCTGACCAAGCGATGAACATAGGGTCTAGTGTTCCTGTTCTTGCTGTTCCGCCATCGTTTAAAGGATCTGCACCAAAACAAATAACATGTCGGTCAATATCACTTACTAATACTTGAAGTGCTTTTGTAGGCGGTAAATTAGCCCCTGATAAATCAGATAAAGAAACGGCTCTGTCAGTTCCCAATGTTTTTGCACTGGTGTCCCAATAATAAATGCCCCCCATTCTAGGGTTAATAACTAAATCTTCACCAAAATTATCATGAGACCAAAGTCTTAGCTGATTTGTAAGTCCTAATGTTCCTGCACTACCAAAAGTACCAGACCCCCATGTTCCTATTCCCCACCCTGTGGAAGGAACATAAACATCTAGTCCTACATTAATTTGATAAGCACCAACCACACTTGATCCGCCGTTTCCTGAATCACTTGCGTTTGCTGTAACGGTTGCACCATCAGTGTCTTTCGCTTCAACGGTATAACTGTTTGCGTTTACAATAGTTGCTATTTGATATTCTTGGTTTAAAACACTAGCAGTAATTAACCCGCCTAAAGTAGCAGCACCACTAAAAGTAACAAAATCATTTTGAACTGCGCCGTGAGCTGTGTCTGCTACGGTGATGGTCGCATCACCATTAGTGGCTGAGAAGGTCACATCACCAGCAGACGTTGTAGATCTTATTGGTGTTATATCATAAAATCCAGCGCCTTCTAATATGTAATATTTCCAAGTTGCGCCTAATCCAATAAATTTAGTCCCTGCTAAACTAACCCAAGCGTGAAGTGCTCTGCCCGTTGATTTAAAACTAGAAGTAGTGCTTTTTTGCCATCCACCAATTTTTTCAGGTAAACCTTTACGAAAACGAACAAGGTTAGAATTAAACCAACCTCCCTCATTAGAATAATCCGTGCCTTCTCTATTGATTCCTGGTCTGAAAATAATTTTTTGTAAAGCCAATTATTTTCTCCTTTAATTATCCAAAAATTATTCCAGCCATACCAACGACCAAAGTAATCAGTGTAGCCACTATAAAGTGTTCAAGTCGTTTAACTCTGTTAATAACTTCAAGCCAACGCTCTGCACAGACCGCCTCATGGCTTTCTATTTTATTATTAACAGTAGCTACAGTCATTTTGCTCATGCTGCCTCTTCCACTTCCCAACAATTAAGGTTGGAAGCCACTGTTCGTCTTTCGCCTTCGCCTTTAAATGGGTAAACCATGTGAGACAACCAAGATGGAAATAAATACAGTTTTCCAACTTCGGGTTGTACTTCAAAACTTTGTGGCGGTCTTAATCGTTCTACATTCATAATTTCGTTTCTGCCGTAGTTAAAGGCTAAATACCCATCACAAACACCAGACGATTCATACTTGTTGTATAAAGGACTTCCAGCAGTCGGTTGATCCAATATCTGTTGCGGTACTTTAGTCCAACAAGTCGTTGATATACCCATAATCGTTTTAGTGCCATGATCGTGTATTGGATTGTAGTCGCCAGCATAGCTGTGTACCGACCACGTTTCATCTCCGGCTACTTGCCGCTTCTTTTCACGGTTACTGCCTGTGCTTTTCATAAAATGATTGATGTACTCAGCCCCTAGACTGGTTACAAACTTAGAATACTGCCTAACCATTTCGTGTTCTGGGTCCATGTTCAGTTGCTCACCATGAGCAATTTGACCCACCAATGAATTGGCTAAAGATTCTTTATCGTCTTGTTTTCTTAAATCGTCTAAATATGAATTTAAGTCCTCGACCATTCCATCGGGCATCCGAGTTTCCAATACGAAAACAGAAGGCATTGTCCAGATATTAACATTAATATCCGATTCCTCTAAAGGCATTGCCTCTTTGTCAGCCATGCTTAACTAGAAGGTACTGTAAACGCTTGGTCTGGTACAGGCTGTACTGCAGGGCTAGTTATAACACTATCCACTTGACTAGCAAATACTGTATCCCACTGTGATACAGGACACATTGCTGTTAAAGCTGCCAGATTAAACGAACTTTTTGCTGCTTTGGTAAAATCACCATCGGCTGCAACTGCTGTATGATTAAATACAGACTTGTAATAAGTTGCATCGCCTTCGCTGTCGTTCTCGTAAGTCATTTCTAAATCCCATTTTTCAGCCTTGCTTGACTTCACATGGGGAATAGATTTCGTTAATGTTTTTGTTACTGCCATTTTTTATTCCTCGTTATTTGTCACACTTTTCATGTGATTTAGATTTTAATTCCTCGACTTCTGCCGAGAGTTCTTGGATTGCTTTAATGAGTGGCATAACAAACATATTCTTTTTAACTCTTTGAGTCTCATTATCAGTTTTATCTATATGCCATCCGCCAAAAGTTGTATCTCCATGTTTATCTATAGCTTCTTTGACCTCTTGTGCTATAAAGCCGTGAGAAACATAATCTAAGTTCTTTTGGTTTTCTTTGTTGTACTCTGAAGTCATTATCTCTGGAACTTCATTAGAAGGTTTCCATTGAAACTTAACAGGTCTTAAATCATTAATAAAATCTAATCCTAAAGTTGTACTTTTAATATTTCTTTTAAGTCTAACATCTGAACTTCTTGACCAATCAGCATCAGCGTCAAAATCATTAGTAACAACATTACTAGCTTTACCAAAACTAAAATTGTTTGAATCTACACTAAAATTATGCCCTATTCCAATAGCATTATCATTACTAACTCCTGATACATGTGTTGAAAGACCTATCATTACATTATAATTTCCATCAGTAAGATTGGTTGCAGTATCCCGTCCTAATAAAGTATTACCGGCTCCTGTTGTCACACCTCGACCTGCATCAAAACCAAGACTTGTATTACTACCGCCAGTGGTGCATGATGTTAGAGCACCATAACCAACGGCAGCATTCGCTGCTCCTGTGGCGTTCGCTCCTAAAGCATTTTTACCCATTGCTGTGTTATAACTGGCTGTTGTGTTTGCTTCTAATGCGCTGTGTCCAACTGCGGTGTTGTCAGCACCTGTGGTGTTTGCTGTTAAAGCATCAAGTCCAATGGCTACATTATGAGAAGCAGTGGTATTGGCTATTAAGGCATCTTTACCGATTGCAACATTACCTGCACCTGTGGTGTTTGCTCCTAAAGCTGCAAAACCCACTGCCACATTGTTTGAAGCTGTGGTATTGGCATCCATAGTTTCGTAGCCAACTGCCGTGTTGTGTGTGCCAGTAGTGTTTTGTTGTAAAGCAAGACTGCCTAGTGCCGTATTATGTGTGCCAGTGGTGTTATAATACAATGCTCCATCACCTACAGCTACATGACGAGCGCCAGTTGTATTAGAGAACATAGCTTGATAACCCAAAGCTGTATTATTAGTGCCTGTTGTGTTGGAAACCATTGCTGAGGTTCCAACTGCTGTGTTTGGAGAACCT